TTGTAGTCTTCATCTCCTTGCACTTCAGGGTGCATACGATTTGTGAATGTGTTAATCTTTTGTAACTTGCCTAGTTCATATGCAACAACACTTGAGTCTAAGCCACCACTAAGAAAAACTCCAATTTTTCTTTGACCGATAGCACAACGTTTTACAGTATTGCTTACCTGTTGCCTAAATTCATCTGGGTTAAATTTGTTAGTGCTGTTGGGTGTTATGTATATTCTCTTGCTGTCTATAAATTTTTTATCTTTCAAACTGTATACTAATGTTTCTCCAGGTAGTAATTGTTTTATGCCTGAGAACAAAGTATTACGCAACGGATTACACCCTGTTCTGCTTTGAAAACTTGATGCAAGTTTATCTAATTTTCTTGCACCCGGTACTTTGTCCAACATACCTTTTACTTCAGACCCAAACACAAGACCCTTGTCTATTTCAGCATAGTACAACGGCTTTATACCTGCATGGTCTCTTGACAGTACTAATTGTTCTTCCTTGTGTTTGTAGTATGCAAACCCATGCATTGAATCTAATTCATCTATAAAATTTAAACCAAATTCGTCTAGTCCCCAAGCAAGTAATTCTGTATCACAGCCTGTTATTCCTGCAAAGTTACTTCTGTATTTTTCTTTTAGTTCGTAGTAATTAAATATTTCTCCATTGTATACTAATGTATTGCCTTTAGGTGTTTTCCAAGGCTGTGTTGATAGTTGAGGATTCGCCATGATGCTTAACAAGTTATGACCTAGTGTCATTTTGTATTCTGGATTCCACCAAACTTTAGTTCCGTCTGGTCCTCTGTGTTTACAAGTAGTAACGTATTGTTGAATAAAGTTTGAATCGTGATCTGTTATGCCGTATATGCCACACATTATAATCCTAACTTCTCTTTGAATCTTTTGAACACTACACCATTACGTATTTCATCAGTGCTCCATAGTTTATATCCTATGTCATGAACCCACTGTGTTCTGTCTGGACGTTCTGGTGTTTCTATATTGTTTAAATTTTTATTTGCTACTGGCCAACAAAGTGCAAGATCTGAGGTAACAAAGGTAGGGATTCCACGAACGCAGGAATCGACACTGGCAGTAGAATTGTGAGTAACAAAAGCATGACAATTACTTAATGCTTCTTGGAAGTTGAATCTATAGTACTTTTTCTCATCACCCACAAAGTGTGCAGGACCTTCTAACAGTTCACAGTCCTCAGGAAACTCTTCTTTCCGGTTTATCATTTGTGCCATATGGTTCGGGTGTGGACGTATTAAAAATTTACGATCAGTGATAGGTCTTAATTTTTCATACACACTGTGAAACCAATCTATAGGATCAAGTTCGTCCATGCTCCAGTTGTCTTTAGGTTGTAAGCCAAACAGTATGGGATCGCTTTGATCCGATTTACGCCATGGCTCATATTTTATGTTCCATAAATCCTTCATCATGTTCCAACGATCATCTGGACTATTGTCGCTTAGAAAGTTTCCGTTGTTCATGGGAGAATATAAACTTACTCGCCAATGATGTTTAGGGTGTGTTATTGTGTTGCCAAAACTAGACAGTATGCCGCCGTCAAATGTAATAATGTAAATGCCTTTTTTCTTTGCACGTTCTACAAGGTCTCGCCTACGTCCTTTTGTATGATGTGGTTGATTCTTCCCACCATAGCCAAACATACAACCGATTGGTGCTGTTGGCTCCATCTCATTATCTCTCCACTCGCCTTCTAACTTTTCATTAACCATTATGGGATTATCACCACAGGCTGTTATACCTTCCGCCATGTGTGTGAGCAGTTGATAACTGGCACCTCTTTTTCTATCTTTTACTGTCCTTCTAAATATTTCAACGTCCATCTAAAATCCTTAATGCTGTTCCGTCTGACATTTCTTGTCCTGTAAATTGTCCATATGCTAGGCTGTAAAACAAAGGTCTAGGATCTTCGTATACCGGTTGTTCAATACGTGCTAAACTTTTGCCTGCAATAGGAAACGCACAGTTATTGCTGTCAGCAAAAACAGGAACACCGTTTGCAAGTGCTTTGATGGTGATTGAACTATTGTTAGTAACAACAGCATGTATGTCATTCCAATCAATTGGTTCTTTAGGTACCTTAGTACTGTTTTCTCCTGTGTGTATTTTTCCGTCTGTGCCTCGTTGTGCTTCTGGATTGTATGGTTTTTCTCTGACTAGTATTTCTCTGTCTGTGTATTTTTTAAGTTGTGTTAGTGTGTTTTCTAACCAATTCTCACATTTAAAGAAAGTTGCAATAGAATTAGTTGGTGGACACACTAATATTTTCTTTCCGTTTTTATGATATGGTTTTATTTCAAATGGAAAACTTGCTTTGAATCTATCATCTGGACGTTCGTCGATAAAATTTTTTACATGATCATTTTTTACTATTCTTAAGAAATAAGGTTGTTGTCTGCTGATGCCCCAATAAGGCCTATCCATGTAATAAAAATCTATTTTGTTTTTCACACAATGCTCATACACTAGGTTAGTTCCACGAAGTATACCAAACAACCAAACTTTAGTTGCATCTGTTTTTTGTAATACTTCATGATAAGGCAAAAGAGTTGAGCCGGGCATACTAGACTGTGCCATTCTCATATACTTTTCAGTAACTTCTCTGTCTGTGTTACTTAGATAAATCATAATACTATTTTAAATTACTTTAGTCTAAATGTCTAACTAATTCTGCCACATTCACTTTAAAGTTAATTAAATCGCTTTTTCTTTTTATACCTGCTGGTTTTTTCTTACCTTCCATTGGTATTGGCACTGTTTCTGCCATATATAGTTCGTGTTTTAATCCTAAATGATATGAAAGTATTGGGTAAACTTTTTTGTGAATCATTTTAGGATCTTGTATTTCAACAACTTTGGTTCCACGATGACACCATAATAAGTTTATTAGTCCTGCACCATGGGCCGCAACAATGTGTGTTGCTTCTGCAAACGTTTTCATTTGTTCTCTGATGCTCATTTTTTCTAGTGCAACTGCTTCGTAACCTTTAAGTGCTAACAGTAATTCCTCTGAGTTTGTTAATTTTCTTGTTTTAGCACCCGGGCGTAGCACAACTATTTTTCTGTGTGGTGTTATGCCTTTAAGTCCTGGACGTCCTTTAAAATGTTTTAGCCAGGGAGCCAAGTGCGGATTAATAACACCGTCTCGAGAATTACTTAGACTGGGCACTAGTAAATGATTAAACTTCCATGTTTCTCCTTTTGGCATTACTAGGACCTTAACTTCAGGAAATAATTCTTTGATACATTTTTGAAGATACTTGCTTTCGTTTGACAACACATAACAGTATCTTGTAAAATCTGTGGACCATCTTTTTTCCATAAGTCTAAATTTTGATATTACGTCGATCCAAATGTGCCACGGATTTTCTGCACTTGCTTCGTCAATTGGTAACCATACATAGTGATATTTTTTGTCAAAGTGTTCAGTGGTAGGAGGCAGTGTACAATCAACATTGTCACCCCAGTCACTCCAAAGTTTGTGCGACTTTTGAGGTTTGTGTTTGCTGGCATGTGTGAGTCCCCAAACATAATTTGTTATAAGTTTGCCAGCCATGGTAACCAATACCGGACAAGTGTTCACCCTAACATTATGAAATTCTGCGACGAACGTTGGTAAACTTGTAAAGTTTGGATCAATATCTTCATGGTATGGCACTGTATAATCATAACCATTATCTACCATTTCCCATTTGTCTAAAAAGTATTTGATTGAATCTATGTTTTTCATGTTTGCATTTTGCCTATAACTATACTATAATTATAGTGTTATGCTTACCAATATATTCATTAATGGTTGTTCGTTCTTAACCTACAGACCTAGAGACAATGTTAACACACATTGTGGTATAGAACTAGCAAAATTAATGGACTTAGACCTAGCAGTAAATCTTGCAAACGGTGGAAGAGGATCAAAAAGATTAATGTGGACCACAAGAGTATGGTGTGAGAAATTTCCCGAACAAGCAGAAAAATGTTTTTTCTTAATAGGATCAAGCGGTGGTAATAGATTTGATTACCCAACCAATGATGGTTATAAAAAACATAAGTTCCCCACAATGGAAACAACTTGGAAGACGTGGGATCCAAACAGAGACAGTCACACAACAAATTTTATAAAATATCTTTTTGGCCTGGGAGCAGATTTAGATCAGATGACACAGATAGAATCCATACTAGGTTTGTTGGACCTACAAGACTATTTTCAAAACAAAGGATATCCATATTTGTTTTATAACACACTGTCAGATGCTAAAATTACCAATCCTGATGTACAATTATTATTTGATAAGATAGATAAAAAAAGATTTTTTAAACCTGAGACAAGCCACTTGGATTATACAGTTGCTAACGGTCAACAATGTAAAGACGGAGACCCACATCCTAATGAAGCAGGTCATAAAGACTGGGCAAAACAATTAAAAGAGTTTATAGATGTTAACAATTTACGCACCATTTAATAATAAGAACAGCAAAGCATACGAAGTATTTGACGGGGTACAAAAGTCTTGGCCCGAACAAACAAAATTGTTAGACAATCAAACTGAAATAGAACCTGTAGCAAACAGTATGTTTTGGGGATTTGTTGGCAACAATAGAGCAATGGTTAAAAAACTTGAAGCACGTAAACACAACTTTTGGTTTACAGATACTCCGTACTTTGGAAGATTTGATAATAATAATTTAAAACCAGACAATCATTATTGGCGTATTTGTAAAAATAAAATTCATGCATCATATATCAAGATGTGTAAGTCAGATAGATTTGATAAATTCGGAATGAAAATTAAAGCACCTGACTTTAAAGGAAGTTATGTATTGGTATGTCCTAGTTCCGCAGGCATACACAATTATTTAGATAGACCCAATTGGACAAAAGAAACTGTAGAACAAATTAAAAGATATACAGATAGACCTATAAAACTTCGACACAAGCCTAGGGGCAGGGGAACATCAGGACCAAGTGAGGCCATAGTTCCCCTATCCGAGGATCTTAAAGACGCTTGGTGTGTGGTTACAAGTTGTTCGATAGTGGCAGTAGAAGCACAGTGTATGGGAATACCTGTCATATGTGATGAGAAAAGTTTTGCTAAAGAAGTTGGAGGACAAGAACTCGCAGACATTGAAAATCCTTACTTTGTTGGTTGTGAAGATTGGCTATACAGTTTAGCATATCAACAATTCACACCAGAAGAAATTGAGAATGGAAAAGCAGTAGAAATACTAATGGACAAAGGGTTACTGTGAGGATAGAAAAAGTAAATGACTTTTGGGTTCCGTCAAATGATGTACACATAGAGCAATGGAAGGCAGGAGCACCATTCACACAGAACAAATGCCTCAACAAGTTTATAAAATATTGCGAGTCACAAACTAAAAAAATGAAAACAGTTATTGATGTTGGTGCGTGGTGTGGGACCTGGGCAAAAGCCATTGAACCATTTGCCAAAAAAGTAATTGCATTTGAGCCTGACAAAACACATTTTGAATGTTTGCAACGTAATTGCATTGTAAATTGTACACCAAGAATGGAGGCTGTTGGGTCTCAACTACAAGAAGTATCATTAACTGAAGATAATTTTACGCAGGCAAAAAGAGTGAATGAGAAAGGTAATATTAGAATGATCACACTGGATCATATGGCATATGAAAATGTTGATATGATTAAAATCGATGTTGAAGGATATGAATTAGAAGTGCTTAAAGGTGCTACAAAAACATTAGAAAGTGTAAAATATCTAATGATTGAATTAAACAATAATACCAAAAAATATGGTAGCAGTAATGTTATGGTTGAAAAATTTATAGGAGATTTAGGATTCAAAGTGTTAATGGAGCATTGGCCAGACAAAGTTTTTTACCGTGCATAACTTAAATTAAATACTCAAAATGAAAATTTTTATAACAGGTGTAGCAGGTTTTTTAGGTTCCCATCTAGCAGATTTAATGATATCAGAAGGTCATACAGTGGCTGGTAATGATAACATGATTGGTGGATACACAGACAATGTCCCCCAAAATGTAGAGTTCCATCAAGTGGATTGTTGCGATTTAGAAAACATGACCAAAGCCATGGAAGGCTGTGACATAGTTTATCATACTGCCGCAACGGCATATGAAGGACTGTCAGTATTTTCTCCTGTGCTTGTTACAAGAAATATATTTGAAGCATCAGTAACAACTATTACAGCGGCCATAAGAAACAAAGTCAAACGTATTGTGTATTGTTCTAGCATGGCAAGATACGGTCATCATGATGAGATGCCTTATAAAGAAACTTACGAATGCCGTCCCCAAGATCCATATGGTATTGCAAAAAAGGCAGGGGAAGATGTGCTTAAAAATTTATGTGAAACGCACGGAGTTGAGTATGTAATCGCTGTGCCACACAACATTGTTGGACCAAGACAGAAGTATGATGATCCGTTTAGGAACGTTATGTCTATTATGTTGAACAGAATGTTACAGGGTAAGCAACCAATCATATACGGAGATGGCAAACAGCAAAGATGTTTTAGTTACATAGACGATTGTTTGTATTGTTTGAATGCACTTGCGTTTCAAGACAATGTAGTTGGAGAGGTTATTAACATAGGACCAGACGAAGAACCTATAACAATCAATGAGTTAGCAGAGGCCTGTGCAAACGAAACAGGACTTAATTTAGATCCTATACACCACAAAGATAGACCCAAAGAAGTCAAACTAGCAGTGTGTTCATCAGACAAAGCAAGAGATTTACTAGGTTACAGCACAGCGACGAATATGCGTCAGTCAGTTAAGAAGACAGCAGAATACATAAGAACCAGAGGTACAAAAAAGTTTCAATACCACCTACCATTGGAAATTATTAATGACCAGACTCCAGATACTTGGAAGAAAAAATTAATATGATTTCTTTTTGTTGTCCATCGAGAGGCAGACCCGAACTAGCAAAAAGATTAGTCGATACTGCTACTGCAACACAAAAACACAATACAGAATTTTTATTTTATCTCAATGACGATGATGAGAAACTAGAAGAGTACAAAGACTTATTAGACGAAAAACATTATACAGTTGGACCAAATCAATCCACTTGTTACAGTTGGAATTTGATGTGCGAAAAAGCATCTCATGATATTGTAATGCTTATGGGCGACGATGTACAAGTGCAAACACAGGATTGGGATCAATTAATTGCAGATGAATTTCTTAGATATGAGGATAGAATTTTAATGGTAGTACCTGCAGATGGAAGACCAAAAAATGCAGATAAATTAGGCAACGAAGTTAAGTTATGGAACGATACTCCACTGCCTGCGGCTCATTTTGCAGTGCATAAAAATTGGACAAATACACTAGGTTGGTTGGCACCTGTGTCTTTTTGGCACTGGCACGTTGATTCTTACACACAAAAAGTTGCTCGTAAATTAAACAGATGTTTGTACATGCCCAATGTTGTATTCAAGGTCAAAAAAATATTGACTGATAACGCAGGCAAACAGATTAGAAAAAATTTAAACATCGCAAACAGAGATGAATATGTTTGGACAAAAATTAGAGAACGATATATTAATGCTGATGTTAATGCTTTAGATAACTTTATTAAATCTTCAATCTAATTCTCTTTTTAGCATTTGTTTTATTTTTTTCCTTGATTGTATGTCAATACTGCTTAAATCTATTTGTACACAAGGTCTACGCAACACAAATTTATTCTCTAAAAATTTAATTTTTTTATTAGTAATTAATATAGTATTTGCTAGATACTTTATATTTTTTCCTTCAATTACAATTTCTTTAAAGTCTTTATAAGGATCTAAATTATTATCTTTACAATATTTTCTGTATTCTGCTGTATCAGGTCGTTCTCTAAAAAACCATAAGCAAATTGTTTCTTTAGAAACATCAATATCTTCTAAATTTTCTAAAAATTTAAATTTTACTTTATAGTCATTTTTAAAAGTAGTCCAGTTTTGCTCCCACTCCCATTTGCCTTGCCATTCGTAAAGTCTATTATATGTTTCACGTTCTATTACTTCGGGTATAAAAATTATACCTGTGTGTATTACGTTATTATTTTCTAATTTTTGAAATAAGTTAGGCACTGAATAGATTGATCAACTCTTTTTTCCAGTCGTCTCCGTATTCACAATCACGGTATCCGTCGAACCAAGGACCACCTTCTGTGTAGTGTAATATTTTTGGTGTACCGTCTCTAGGTTCTTTGTACCAACCTACTAGCCAATTGTATTCCAAAGGCAATGATCCTATTTCGTTATCATCTAACCAACTGAATCTGTGTAAGAATTTTGGTGACTCTTCATTAAGTAGTTCTGGTGTTAGTATTTTATTTTTAGGATGTTCGCAGTTCCAAAGTACCATACTGCTCCAGTTTTTTCTTGGATATACTGTTTGTGTCTGTCCGTCCATTTTAGTTGTCTCTTTAGGTGTGTAATCGTGTTGCACACAAACAACTGCTTTGGAACTATCACAATATTTTACAAGTTCGTGGCTTGGAATTTTCCAAAGAAAATCACAATCACAAAACACTGCCCACCCTTTAAAATCATTTAGATAAGGTACAAAAAATCTTGTGAATGTAAATTCTGTTGATGCAAGTTTGTCCACAGGTCGTGTGTACAGTCCTGAATCTCTCATTTGTTTTTGTTTTAATGGTATAACTTCTGCTGATGGATCTCTTCTTTTGATTGAGTGTTCACACACTTGATATGCAATATCTTCTCTGCTGTCGTGTCCTACGTATACTTTCATTTAACCAAAATCTCGTGTATTTGTTTCCAATTATTTACACGGATAATGTCGGGGTGGTTAAAATCTTTATTGTATGGGTGGTCGATTAATATAGGCTTTAAACCGTATCTAAGCCCTGCTAGTGCGTTATCAGGCTTGTCCTCTACCCAATATAGCCCAGTACCATGAAACTCGGCTAATGCTGAATCTTTGTCTGCACCTGTGCCTAGTATATGGTAATTGGTAAACACATGATCTCCGAATAATTCTCCCATTCTCTTCTTACGCAATTCTTGTGCTGGCTTATCTGATGTTTGTGATGTGATAGGTATAAAGGTCCATCCTTCTGCGTGTAATAATTTTACCCAAGTTTGTGATTCATGCATGGGTCGTTGTGTACCCATCCACGCACTTCTATTAAATTCTCTAATTTTTTTGCCTATTTCTTTTTTGGTTATTCCAAATCTTTCTTCCATCCAATATGTGTTTTGTTTGTCTGGTAGTAATCTATAAGGGTGATATCTTGCACCTCTCTCATCAAACAATGTGTTTTGCAACATCCATTTTGTAAAATGGTGTTCCCATTCTAACAGTACACCGTCTACGTCTGTGAGTATTATTCTATTATTTGATATCGGCATCTTCCATTCCTGCTACTCTCAATTTAACAATGTTTGTTATTTGCCATTGTTTTTGATCTAAACCTTTAGTGATGCCTAACCATTGGTTTCTTATCAATGCAAAGTCATTTACAATTTTTGTCATGTCAACAACATCTGTTTCGCCATCGACATACTTTTCTGCGTCTCTGCTTGATAATGCTCTATTGTAGTTTTCTAAAAATTTTCTAAAAGTTTTGGATCTTAATCTTCTTAATTCAATGTTAAGGTATTCTAGTATTGCTTCTAATTGTTGCAATTGACTAAATCTTTCTTCAACAACACCTGGTAATGCCGCACTGGCTCTTTCTAAGTTACCGTATATTTTGCATTGTTTTCTCGCTTCTAATAATTCGTTATCGAAGTATGCAACGCAGTCAGGTATTTTATCAAGATTTCTACTTACTTCGTTGTACCAGTTTATCATTCTTCTTCGCTATATCCGTCTTCGTCCACTTCCTCTTCTTCGAACACAGTATTGATTGCTTCTTCTAGTTTTGGATCGTATTCTGCTGACGCTTTTAGTTCGTCGTGTTCTACACCGATATCTTCTAAACTTTTAATAAAGTCAATAGCCATGTCCAATTTTTGTCTTTCAGGGACGTAATGCACTACGGAGTTCCACAAACGTTCAATGTCTTCGTGTGTAAAATCGATCATGTATTATTCTTCCTCAGTTTTAATTGGTTTTGCTTTTTTTGTTGTTTTAGTTATCTCTTCTACTATTGGCTCTTCGATTTCTGTAGGTACTTCCTCTTTGAACTCTGCCATTATCATGTCTAGTTTATCACCTACCCACGCTTTTCTGAACTCTATGTGTTCTTTACCTGCTTTGTCGATGTACTTCAGTCTGTTACCTTGTTGAACTAATAGTCCTTTTTTCTCAAACAAGTCTACAAGACCGCTGTACGGATTCATTCCTGTTTCATATGGAATCTTAACCTGTACACCTTCAAACGGTTTAGCATATCTAGTTTTCATAACTTTACAAGCGGCTCTAATACCTCTTACGTCAGTCACTTTATTGCCTGCTTCGTCTTCTTTTAGTTTAAGTTTTTTCATTGCAACAACAATACTTGATGCATAGATAAATCCTTGTCCACCTGATATCTTGTCATCTGGATCAAACATATCTTGTGATGCATACGTATGATTGGTTGCTATAAGTCCTACATTCCAACTACCAAACATATTAACACAGTTTCTTACAAGTGCTGTTAATGCCTTAGGTTTTCTACCTAAGTCACCTTTCATGTCACCTGCTTCGAACTGATTAACATCTGTTGGAGTAAGCATCATGCCCAGACTGTCTATAACAAATAGTACTTTAGGTGCACCCTCTTTGTTGTCTGCGTGTTGCTCTTTGTAACCTTTCATAAACTCTGAAACAGTTTTTGCAACATCGTCGACCATTGACATACTTAATTTTAAAAGTTTGTCTTCTGATGTGTCGACTTTTAATGCTTGTAACCATTTTTCATCTAGTGCGTTCTCTGTGTCAATTAATATAACGAAGATGCCTTGCTCTTGTGCATTTTTGATTATATTACCTGATGCTATGTAACTTTTTCCTGCTCCTGATTCACCTGCAAGTACAGTTACTTTGCCTAACGGAATTCCTTTATTGAAATCACTGGTCATCAAATAGTTTAATGCGTAATTTCCTGTTGATATCCAATCAGTCGGATCACTGAATCCTATACCTAATCCTTGGATTGATTTTGTAATACTCTTTCTAAACTTTGTTGCGTCAAATACTTTTGTCATAATTTATATCCTTGTAATCTATATTAGCATACTAAGGCCCTAACGTCAATACAATTAGGGCCTTGGTAAAATGTCAGATTATTTTGCTTGTCTTGATCTAATTAACTTCAAGATGTCTTCTGCTCTCTTGGCACTGTCACCTGCAGGAGCCGCCGTAGCCGCCGCTGTTGGTTGTGGTGCTGTTTCAGTTACTGGTGCCGCCGCTGGAGCCATTGTTGGCGCCGCTGGTGCTGTTTCAGTTACTGGAGTCGCTGTTGGTACTGTTACCTGAGGTTTTGCTTGGTAAGCCATTCCTGCGGGTCTAAAGTACTGTCCATATTTCTCAAGATCATAAGCCTCACCTTCAACAGATTTCTCAAATAATTCTTTGATTATTGTTACTTCTGCTTCAGTTGGTTCTTTTGGTCTAAAGTCACCTAAGTTATGTAAGCCATGTGTATCGATTGCGGCTCTCTCTGCCTCATCTAATGCACGTTCTCTTCTTGACCATTTTGATGTTGAGTAATCAGCATAACCACCTTTGGTAGTTTTGTTAATTCTAAAGTCAACACCTTTTACATAATCAGTTGGCATTTCTTCCATCTCTGGATCCATCAATGCACTTCTAATAATGTTAAAAATTTGAGGACCAATTATAAATCTTCTAATTGGATTCTCTGGTGTTGTGTCCTCTGCTAATGGATTTGTTGTAACAAAACCTTGGAAAATATAACTTTTCTTTTTCCAATATTTTCTACCCATGTCTTCCATGCTCTTGTCTTTGAACCATGGTCTAACTTCTGTTAGTACTGGGCAAGTTTTGCCATACATCTCCATACAAGGTACTTGTACTTGCACTGGTCTAGAATCAGTCTGACCTTTAATACCTGCGAAAGGTAGTTTGATCATATTTCTTTCAGTCCAGAAAAAAGTATTGTTTGTGTCCTTATCTGGTAAGAACCTAACAACTGCTTCTGAGCCTTCTGCTATATTCCAGTGTGGGTAGATGGCGTTGTCTCCGCCTGTTTGTGAAGTTGAGCGATTAACTTCTTGTGATTTTAACTTCGCTCTTATTTCAGCCAATGATGCCATAATGTAAGCCTCCTTTATTGTGCCTATGTTTGTTTTAGTTTGCCTAAGTGTATATTAGACATATAGTACATAATATACACTGATATTTATCAATTGTCTACTACTATTATTGGTAATATGGAAGTTTTATTATGATAGGTTAGCGAGTGCTTTAATTCTATCTAGGTCTGTATTGATCTTTTCGGCTTCTGCTTGGTCTTTTGCTACTTCTTGTTCGCTATCTTCTGTATTAAATTGTTCAAGTGCTGTTTCAAGTGCAGTTGCTTTGTCGCCACCATCTTTTAGATGCTGTTCAATATAAGGTTTTAGATCTTCAAATGCAACACCTTCTTGTTTTGCTCTTTGTAGTTCCATTCTTCTTTTGATTACTGCGGCCTTCATTTTAGGGTCGCTCATTAAGTCTGGATTTTTTTGAATGTCGTTTAGTGCTTTTAATTTTTCTCTTCTGTCTTCTTCATCTTTAGGTTCAGTTGCATATTCGTTTGCTGTTTGTTCTGCCCATGATTCAAAAGCAACTGCTTCTTTGCTTGGTGCTTTGTATTCTTTTCCTTTATCACCATATGATTGACCTTTGATGTTTTTGAATTTGTTTATTTCTTGTGGATCTTTTCTTACTTCATCTTTGTATGATGGATCTGATTGCATTTTTTTGTAATCGTCCATGTATCTTTTTGCTAATTGTACAGCAATTTTTTTGTTGCTGTTGTAATCTGGTCCTGGTTTAAATGAATTTGAACCTTCTTGATCTATACCATCTGCTACTCTTGATGCAAAATTGGCCACTCTATCATCTTGTGGATCTTTTGATATTAATCTCGATGCTATGTCTGAAAGTATTGAACCTAGCATTGTATTTTTGTCTTTGAACTTTGTTGCCTTAAGCATTTTGTCAGCACTATCATCTTTTCTCAAAATTAATTTGCTGTCAGGATCTGCCAAATAACTTTGTACAATCGCACCGTGATCAACTGGTGCTTCTGCTGGAGCATCTATAGGCTCAGCATCTTTTGGTAGCACTGTAGGTGCTGTGTCTTTGTCTTTCTTTTGAAAGTTTTTGCCAGGGTCTAATTCGTTTACTTGTTCTTCCTCTTTAGGTGCTTCTAGTTCACTCATTATTCTGTTGATAAGTGGTAGTGCATCTTCAACTCTGTTGTCTAAATTTTTCATTGTGAATTTTTCTCTTAATTTAGCAACTGTTTCGTCATCAAGTATTTGTTCTTCTGATGTTTTAAAATCTTTACTTGCGTTTTCGTAGTGTGTTTGATTAGAAAGGTTTTTCATATAACCTCTTAAATTTTCTAATTTCATTTTAGTCTGCTCAATGATATCACCTGCGTTGTCATTTAATTGATCTTTGTTAGTAACATATCTTGAAAATGAATTTAATTTTGCAATATCTTCTGACGTTGAAACAATGTGTTGTCCAAATTCATCATGTGGTCTTCCGCCATTTGAAACGTGTCTCATCATTGCTCTTGCACCTGCTAGGTGTGTAAGTGGATATTTGAATCTTTCACCATCACTGTTTTCGATGTATAGTGATTGTATCTGTCGTGATCTTGCACCTGGCACAGTTTCGTCAACTTTGCCTTTGTGTCTGATTATTAATTTTGTTTTATCTAGGTTCTCATATGAACGTTTTGCAGTGCCTGTTAGACCTTCTGCAACCGGTGCCTTTTCAACACCTGCTAATTTTGTAATTCTTGCTAGTTCTTCTGACATCTCATCGTTATTTACCGTTTGATTCGTGTCTGCTAGATTTTGATAATCTTGCTTTGTAAGGTTGCTTTTAGTAATATCACGCACATCAAAGGATAATTGGTGCTCTACTGCAAAGTCTTTAAGTTCTTTAAGGAATGCATACCATTCATCTTTGCTGTCTTCATCAATTTTGTCCACCAAATTACGGTTGTAAAACACTTTCATAGTACCATCTTCTGCTATGGATACACTGACTGAACCAAATGTGTCTGCGTCTTCTTTAAACTCAAATTCAAAAAATACAGCACTGCTTGGATCTGCTGTTGCGGCGCCGTTTTCGTCACCTAGTCTAATGTTCGTAAACTGTGATCTAATCTTGTTGAATAAGTCTTGTGAGTTTTTTGGGTTCATATAGTGTTATTTATGCGTCTTTTTGCTGAATGGTACATTGTATCAAAGTTGTTTTTACCACCAATATACAGCAGTCTGTGTCGTTTGTAGACACCATTTAACCGTTAAATGAGCCAAAGATTGGCATTGGTGTTAGTTCCGATGTTCTGTTGGTCCACTTCTCAAATATCTTGGGATCAAAGTCGGCAAGTACTTTCATCATACGTGTCATCAGCAAACAAGAACTTACAAGGTCATCGTGCTGTCCGGGTTTTGCTTTGAAACTTAAACCACTTGCAACAAAGTCCTTTAATTCTGATATCAACAACTGTGAATTAATCTTCATTTTTCCACCTTCAATTAATTCTTTAAATTTTGTACAAGCATCAATTTTATGTTTTGCTGTGGTGTTAAATCCTCTTCTAAATTTTCTTCTGTGTCCTTTTCTTATTGGCTCTGATAAAAACATACCTTGTATATTTTCTTCACCTATATCCATAACTCTTAATAGTGCCGCTTCACCAATAGCATTGTTTTCCATGCTGTAAAATATTTGTGGTGTAGCACTAGCATCTTGTTCCATGATTGAATCATATAGATGTTTGTTGATACCTTGCAAAATTCTAATTTGTTGATTCATAGGTGTTTGATTATGATGCCATTCTCCTACTTGTTCAAATGTTGGCAGTTCAAATACTTGTATGGCCGCAAAGTCTCCACCAGTACCCATAGCAGGATCTAATGATACCATATATGTCATTCCTGGTGTTGGGCGTTTAAACCAACGCACTTGACCTGTTGTTTCGACAGGAGGAACACCTTCCATGTCTGCAAGTGTTATACTATTGATCAGTGTTTCATCAAAGATTAAGAATTCACATTCGTGTTCTCTTCTAAATCTTTCATCACCTATTCTAGATCTTTCTTGGTCTGCCCACGCTTCATCTCTGTCGGGGTGTTCTGACCAATGTGCTTTCATGGCATAGAAACCGTTTGTTCCTGTAATCTGGTCATTGCCATATTCGTCAAATCTTTTATTGGCTTCTTTCCAAATCAATGCGAACTGGTCTTCATCACTGTTTGGTGTTGACGTAATCATACACTTACCACCTGTACTCAATGTTGGCGATAGTGAAGTCCAAAACTCTTTGGCTTTTTCTGGTGGTTGCACGAATGCAAACTCATCACAATATATTAATGTAAGTGACATACCCCGCCCTGTGTTCTCAGTTGTTGTGGTTGCCATAATTTTTGATCCATTATCAAATTCTATTGAGTTTCTGTTGTACTGTGTTACACCTGCTTTGATCCAACTCGGCAACATCTCATAAGCATAACGCACCCTCGACATAATGTCTGATGCTCCTGCGTATTTGTGTGCCGCGATTAGTATCTGTGAATCTGGTCTGAACATGGCATACCATATAAGGAATCCAGAGGCACAGGTTGTTTTACCTGTTTGTCTTGGTAGCATAGCGATTGAAAATCTATGATCGTTATAACTTTCTATGAGTCTCTCTTGATATGGATAAGGTTCGAAAGGCATAGATCCTTTTACCGGATGTTGTATCTTCATGAATGTTTTCATAAAGAACAATGGTCCACTTTTTGGGTCCATACACTGTTCAAGTTGTAATACCTGTTCTTTGGTGTATTTGTGTTTCTTGTTGGCTTTTTTAACTTGTTCGCCGTCTAGTGATACATACGCCATGGTATAGTATTTAATGCTGTTTAGATGCTAGGAAAAGTATTACTTTGCTTCTTTGTCTTTAATGGCTTTTTTCATTGGTTCTTTTTTATCGCCATCTTTGTCCATATCTAAGAAGTCTGGTTTTGCTTCAGCAACTTTTGCCGCTTCTTGATATTCTTTTTTGAAGCCTTCGTATTGTGCTCTTAAACTATTTGCTAAATCCTCTTCAGTAACTGTGTCTTCTGTTGCCATTGGATTATCACCAGGAGAAACTCGAGGATGAGTTTTCTTTTGTCTGTTTAAACCACCTGAGTGTACATTTACCAAAGTATCCGTATCTTGTACTTTTACATCTGGTTCGTTGTCAAATGTTTCTTCTGCTTTTTCGTTATCTGGAGCAGTAACAACATCTCTCATTTTAGCCATGTCGTCTACATCGTTGCCACATACTGGACACTCTTCTTCTGCTTCTGGTTCTGCAGTTGGTTCATCTGCACCCGTCATTTTTGCATCAACAGGTTGTACGCCTGCTAATTTTAAAATTTGCATCATCACGCCTGCTTCTTGTGGAGTGTCTGCTGATATCTTGATGTCTTCTTTTACAGTTTCTTTTTCTTCTTCTTTTCCTGCTTTTTTATCGTGATATGCTTTTAATCCTGCTGGCATTTTACCTTCTTCTGTTTTCTCTGTTTTCATTGTATCTGTATTTACTTCAAAATCGCTATCTCTTAATGTATGCTCTTCGTCACCAACTTTAAATTTGTCACCTTTTTTCATACCAGCCGCTTTTGCTTGTTGTACTGCTTGAGCAAATGCATTACCTTCGTCTGTAGGTTGTTCCGAATCCATTGCTGGTTCCATGTCTGCCATTTTTTGTCCAGCATCGTTAAAATCATCAGCCGCCATTCTTGCCGCCATTTCATATTCGTAACTGTCTGGAAAAGATAATTCTTTTGATTTCTTAACTAGTGCCGCAACCACATCTCTTTTTGGTGATGTTAAATCGCCTTCTTCGTCTTGGAATTGACTTAATGCCTCTTGAGCACCAATGTGTACATCTGACATACCACCTTCGTCTGTTTGCACTGCTGGTTCGCTTTGAACAGCATTTTGTACAACAGCCTGTGGGTTAGTTGCTTGAACGTTTGCTACTGCATCTTTAACTAATTCTGGTTTAGTTTCTGCAATTTCACTTAGTCTCTTTAGTACATCAATCATTTCCATAATTTATTTCCCCATTGGATCTGGATTTCCTTTTACAGGGCCTTTGTGTGCCGCTTTAATTGGAGATGGTGATCCTTTTTCTTCTTTGCTTGTTGCGTCTTGTGTTTTATTGTCTGAACCTTTTTCAACTTCGTATTTGCCTTCTCTGTCTTTTAGTAATTCTTTTAACAATCCCATGTTTGCTTTTGTTGAATGAAAGTCTTCTGCATTAACTTTTGGTGCATCTTTGTATTCGATATCCATTAGTTTATTTGCATATTCAGACTTTTGTGCAACTTGCATATTGTCTTGATATTCTTCTGTTGGTTCACCTGGTTTTCTTACAACAATTTTTGAAGCATTAATGCCTAAAAGATCTGATAGGTATTCTTTCATTACACCTGAACTTGCTGGGTAGTTTGTTGTAACGTCAAAAATTGTTACTTCCTCATTTGATAAATGTGGGAAATCTAAAGGCATAGTCATAATAGGTGTTTTCTTACCTGCTGACATTTTAGCAACTTCAAATTTTGCTAGTGCTGATTCTAATTTACTCGCAAAATCGTCTGCTAACACACCTGCTACCTTTATTTTGTAGTCATATGACTTGCTAGATTCTGCTAGATACTGTGTAAAAGTGCTCATATGCAATATTTAGTCTTTTTTAAGTAGTTTCTTCATTAATTCATTACGATCTGATATAACAAAACCGTCGGATTCTTCTATAGGGCCACCGTCTTTATTGCTCTGATCTAACTTTTGCTTT